AGTTGCCAGCTCTTGCACTGCTTGCTGGCCTTGGGGCGCGTCAGGCAGTTTCAGGGTGTAGACGTTGGGTTGGTTTACAACGCGGCGGAAGGTGATTAAAGAGGTCATAGTGGTGAGCTTTCAGGGTAGTTAAAAGGTGGTGAAGACTTGCGGTATGTTTGGCGTGTCCAAGGATGGAGACAACGCTTTCAAGCGCGCCATGCTTGGCAGACTGGGTGAATGTGTAGAGGCTGTGCTTACGCACAAAGCGGGTACTTCGCCAGGTGCGGTAGCCAACAAAGTTGATGCCACGCTTGATCTTGTGCAGGCTGTAGCGCGATAACTCCAGCTTTAAGGTTCCACGCAAAAATTCAATGATTCTGGCTAGTGCCGCCACACAGCGCTCTCGCGGCCAGCCAAAGATCACAAAATCATCCACATAGCGGCAGTAGCGTTTGGCGCCCAACTCGCGCTTGATAAAGTGGTCCAGCGGATTCATGTAAATCAGCGCATAAATCTGACTGAGTAAATTTCCGATTGGGATGCCAACCGGCTGCCCATAGTCGGCAAACTGCATCATCAGGTCGACAAAGCGCTCGTCCTTGATCTGGCGCTCGATCTGGGTGCGCAGCACTGCACGGTTGATACTGTAGAAGAACTTGCGAATGTCGAGCTGCAAAAGGTAACTGTCGGGTGCACTGCAACGCAGAGCTTGCTGGGCGTAGTCAGCCGCAGCGTGTGTGCCTTTACCTTTGCGACAGGCGTAACTCTGGTCAATGAAAGTTCGGTTAAAAATTGGATAAATCAGCTTGTAGATGGCATGCTGTACTACGAGGTCGCGAAACGCTGGCGCAAAGATGATTCGCTCTTTTGGCTCGTAGACGGTAAACGCAAAGTAAGGCTGTGGTTTATAAGTACCAGCGTGAAGTTCGGTGTGTAACGCGTCCAAATTGGTGGCAAGGCAGCGACCAAATTCAAGGGTGGCGCGCTTGGCGCGCTTGCCCTGACTAGCATCCTCCCATGCCTGGTACAGTGACTCTGGTGTGAAGGCTTTTTCGAACAAGTAACCAATACGTTTCATAGGAAGGCCCCTAGACGTTCGAGCACAACATGGTGCCTACTAGAAAAGTGGCGTCCAGCAAATTTTGCGAAGGCTTGCGCCAAACGCAGGAAAGCGCCTCCCTTGATTCCACACTCCTTTTTCAAGGCCTGAGGCTTCGAGTCAGAACGACCTGCCACATTCGTGTTGGAATTCGACCGGGTGTTGTTCAAATTGAGGCCAAACGCCCCGGCATGCGCGGCGTTGTTCCAATTCCCACCGGCAATCGGGCACATGTTAAGACGCTTCCCTTTTTTTCCCATCATCTGGGTTCTGTTTAATTCTGTCGGCAGCAATCCAGCCGCCAATCATTCGACCAATTTCATCAACCATTTTGCTAATGGTCAGGTAACGGTGCGTGGCGGTTTTTTCTGTTCCGCCATCCATTGCTCCATCTTTAAATTTAAAGTAGCCCAATTCAAACGCTAGACGAATAAACATACGCATCTGCTCATGCGTGATGTCAGCATTGGTCAGACTGGTTTTCTTTTGGTAGCGTTTTTGTGCCTCAATGATGAATCCATACACCGCGTAAGCCGAATTTCTGATCTGTTGTGACAGACCATACTTCTCGTGCCTTGGAAAGTGGTTTAAGTACAGGTTCATTTGGCGTGCAAAATCAATGAACTTGGCATCAAGTTTTGCTTCATCATGTAGGCCCATCGCTACCGCTCAGGCCGTCAGAGATACAAGGCCGAACGACCCGCCACATGCGTGTTGGAATTCGACCGGGGGTTGGTCAAATTGAGGCCAAACGCCCCGGCACGCGCGGCGTTGTTCCAAGCCCCACCGGCAATCGGGCACATTTGGTTTGGCTTGTAATCCCATAAGCCATCTGCGCCAAATTGGGTATTAGCTCCGCCAGAGGCCATTGCGGTGGCCAGCGGAACACCTGCACAAGCCGCCTCCCATGCCGTGCCTGAAATGGCAGCGCTGAACACCTGTAAGCCGTTGGCACCGTAATTCACCAACCGGTTTGCACCTGTGAGTGCCTCATAGGTTGTTAACAGGTTGATGTACTTGTCCGCCGCAAGATACTCCCACGCGTCAGTGGCAGAGACAGTTTCGCTTGACAAAGTAGCAATGTCAAAGGCTTTACTCAGCAGGTAAAGGTTAGTGCCATCACTTGTTAGTCCTGGTGTAATTTCCCAGAAATTGCCGTTGAGGTCAGCAATGCCGCTGTTCTGGCCGTTATGAGTAGTACGGTTAAAGAAATTAGCAGAGCCAGTTTTGGCCGAATAGTTTGTGCCTGTTGCGCCATCGGTCAAGTAAGCGATGGTGTTGTCGTTTACGTCGGTTAGCGCAATGGAGTTGGCGTTATTTCCTTTTGGAAAGTTTGCCCCCGCTTTGTAAAAGCCACAGTACGTTGCGCCTACTACCTCTGCGGCACGGGCATGGGCATAGGCCAGCATGGCCAGTGCGTTGCGCTCAAACAGGCTGGCGGCATGCCACCCAGACAACCTGGCGGTGTTGCGGGTCTTGGCTGCATCAATAGCCCCCCCATAAATGTTAGCTGCGCCTACTGATGCAAAGTCACTATTAGCAACGCCTGCGCGTGGCGCACTGGCAATGACATTTCCGTTTTTAAGCGAGCTGGCAATGGCTTGTGTGGGGTGTTTACTCCAGAGGTACTTATCAGCAAAAAACCCTGGGCGAACGCTGTTTTTGTTGTAAAACGCACGGTGCAAGGCGTAGCCTGTAGGGGTTGTATTGGCAACGCCATTGGCATTGTGCGGGTTCAGAGCGGGTTGGTTGATTGTGCCGTTGCCCGTTGTCCCGGTGTAGGCATTGGCAGCGGCCACAGAATCAAACGCGCCGAAAGGCTGGATGTCAATGCCGTTAACCACAAGCCCGTTTGTGCCTGTACCCCATTTGTAATAAAACGCGCTGATGTAGCTTTCAATGCTGCCATCAATGTCCACAATGTAATTGCCGTGGTTGTCTGAGGTGTTGTCAGTCGTACCCGAGAGCTTGGAGATTCCATCGGGTACGCTGGGGGCAATGGCAACGCCAAAGCCTTGATAGCCGGGTATGCCGATGTTGTTGACCAAGCTGGAGTCACCCGCGCCTGTGCCAATCATGATGCCGTGCGGGAAGCTAACAGGCGTGTTGTCAGGGGTCTGGATGGTGCGCAAAATGAGAGTGCTCATGTGATAGTCCTTTGTGGGTAAGTTAAGTAATCGACCAAGTAGCGTTGTCCTGCGCAGTCACCGTGACACCTTCGCTGATGGTGATCGGCCCGGCGCTTGTGGCGTTGTAGGCTGACGGGATGGTGAAGTCTGCGGTGATGCTGCGCGGGTTTAGGCGTATGGGGCTGTCTTGCCCATTGGCACTTATCTCCGCCTGCACAAACGCGGTAGTCGCAACTTTGGTTGTGTCATCCCCATGAGGTTGTGTTATTGCTGTTGCCGAGCCGAGGGATGGGTTAACAAGGCTGGTTATGTCAGAGTTCGCCCCGGCCTTGGCTTTTTCAACATCCAATTCATTAATAGCTGCTTGAACTGTGGTTGCGGCTATGTTGCCTGCTGGGGTATTTGGTACAGTGGCCGCGGTTTGATCGCCGGTGTTGTTACCTGTTGCAGTGCCGCCACCTGTAGCAAAATCAGCGCCATCCAACGCCGCGTTGAACTGCGCTACCGTGCCAGTAAGTGTGTTGCTGGCAAGGTTGATGGTTTTGTTGGTGAGGGTTTGCGCTGTAGTCACGTCGGCCAAGGCAGCGCCATTCAGGGTTGACCCTGTTTTTAGGTCGACACCAGAGGCGCCAACCGTAGCCTGGTCCACCCCCCCTGCAACCAGTGCCAGACTGTTCGCCCCCACGCGGCGCACGCCTGTATCGTCATCGCTGGTGAACCGGATACCCGGCGCAATTTGCGTGCCATCAGGGAATTTTCCTGAACCTGCTGTGTCTTTGACGGCCTGGTAGCCATTAACAAGCGTCGCCGCTTGCGAAGCCAGGTCGCGGATGTAGCTCTGTGTTGGGACGATGCTGTAGGCCTGGCCTGAAGCAGTAGCGCCAAGATAAGTCTGGCCAAGCGTCAGCGCCGTGGACGACTGGATGCTCAGAATCTCGTACAGCTTGCCGTCGGGTGCTTGTATGGTTTCGCCAACAGATGCTCCAAGGATAAAGTCTGTTCCTACACCGGTGACTGCGTTTGATCCATTGGTCAGGCTGATCGTGCCTGTGCGGTAGAAGGCCATCGTTTAAGCCCCCAAGCCTGGTTTCATC